CCAGGGCAAACAGGTGCTCAATGTCTTCCTTGGTGAAAAACGTGTCGTAGTCGATGGTGAGCAAATATTCGGCCTTGTCGATGAATTGCTCCATCACTCTGGTGTTGACCTGATCCCAGAACGCACCGGTGCCCATTGTGGGGCGAATGCCCAGCGGCATGAGTGCTTGAGCCCAGGCGAAATGGTTGGCCGTAAACGAAAGCCTAGGCATCGACAGGATGGCTTCCACCCTGATGTCAACTTCAGTGCCACCTACCTTGACGATCATGCGTGCCTCTAAACGAGAACGGGCGGCACACCGTGTGGCATGCCGCCCGTTCAAAATTGCACACTCGTCAAGCCGTCAGGCTCACGCACCCACCAGGCCGATCATCGGGCCGGCGACGGTGTCGCTTCCCAGGTTCGCGTGCGTGATGGCCACGCGGGCCACCGCACGGATCACGGTCTGGTCCGACAGGAAGTTCACCTGATCGCTGCTGGCGATCTCGATGGCCTGGCGGATGCCGTAGTAGCTCGAGTTCGCCATGTTCCCGTAGAGGGCCATGATCGCACCCGTCGAGTCCGCACCGCTCGGGAGCCGGTCGGTGAGAACCACTTCCGAGCCGAGGAACGTCGGACCCATGCCCTGCGACAGACCAACCGAACCGCCCTGGGCGAGGTCGAGGTTCTGCATGCAGGTGGCGAAGAAGAACGGCGAGCAGAACCACTTGGCACCGGCACGGCTGTGCTGCGGAACCCTGGCCATCATGGCCAGCAGGTTGGCCTTCGTCACTTCGTCTGGCGTATCACCGGCAGCCGTCACGAGCGAGGCGGCGTAGGTGGCAGCAGACGCCGCCAGCAGGCCACCCGTGTAGGTCGTGACGAGCCCGGCGACCGCTGGCGCGTTGCTCGGGTTCCCGCTCCACGCAGCTTCTTCCACGGCGTTGGAGAGCGTCAGTGCCAGCTCTGCAGCGATCCAGTCGGCAATCGACACGATCGAGTCCTGCAGCAGCTCGCTCGCAATCGTCACCGCGCCCGTGACCTTCTTCGCAGTCAGGGTGACCTGATTGGAAGTCGGGTCGCTGGCAGTGATGGCAGCGTTCTCGTTGATCCAGTACGCGGTCGCACCGGCCGTCCGTCGTGGGAACAGCAGCACGTCGCTCGGCATCACCACGTTCGTGGCGTTCTGAGCGAATGCACTGTACTGATCGACGAGCCGAATGACGGTCGAGGAGAGCACGTCAGGCACGAAGGCCGCACCAGTGGTGCTGCCGGTCGAACCCTGGGCACGGGCCTCAATGCCATGATCCTGGCACCACCGGCGGGCCTCGGCGTCGCCGCTCTTGGCCTTGAACCACATGCCGACCGAGTAGGCATCCTTGGCGTTCTCAAACGCACGCAGCCGGCCAGAGAACGGAACCGCCTCAATCCGGGCCTTGGGCTCTTCGGCACGCACCTCGGGAGCCGGGGTGCAGCGATCCACCACCGACCGCAGGCTCTTGGCCGACTCGGCCACCGACTTCTCAAACTCGATTTTCTTGGCCAGCTTGGCGGCATCGGCCGTCAGCGTCTCAAGTTCGAGGTCACGCTCGGCAATCTTGTCCGCGTCGCCTTCAATGGCCCGCACGGCGTCGATACGGTTGGCGAGGTTAACGGCCTCGTCCTGCAGCTTCTTGAGGTTGTCCACTGTGTGAGTTCTCCGCCGGCGGTATTGCCGATGGAGTCCACAGTGCCACTAGCGTGCCGGCCTCTTGCAGAAGCGCACTTCGGAAAGTGTTGTTTTCACAAACACGACACCGCGTGCACCGCACCTTGGGCAACGCATGTACCGCTGCCGCTCGTCACCGCATGGGCGGCTGGAACGGCACCGCAGTTTTTCGCCGCAGGTGCAGCGGGCCTCAGACACGGCGCAGCCTCAGTGACCACGCCGCAGCGGCGTCACGGACCAAGGAACGCGTGGCGATAGCAGCGGCAACCGCCTCGGGCTCAGGCTGCGACTGCGAAGCCATCCAGGCTTCGTAGGAACGAATGGCCACGCCAGCACTGGTCTGCGGGTACGCAGGAACCAGCACAGGGCCAACGTCATACAGGCCAGACACCTCGCGGATCTGCCGCACGGCCTTGCCGTCATCGCCCTGGCGGAAGCCTTCGCCGCCCTTGTCGACAGTGAACGCAAAGGAAGATCCACGAACGTCACGACGCTGGATTAGTTCCAGCACATCGGCACGGCTGACTGGTGGAGTCACCACGTACCGCAGCCCCTTGTCATCCGTGGACAACTCCAGCGTGCCGCTCGAGGTGCGGCCCAGAACGATGTTGCTGTCGTGGTTAAACAGGGCAACCACGTCCTGCCGACCACGCTGCCGGCTGAGAATCTTGTCGAATGCACCAGGCAGGATCTCTTCGCGGAAGCCGCCAAGGTCAAGGGACAGACGGTTGTATACGGCCGCGTAGCCAACAATGGCCGCTCGCCCGTCGGCGCGGCTTTCCACCACAAGTTCGTTTTCTTCTTCAAAAGCGAAATCGCGGCGCTCAATTTCCATCGGTCGTGTCCTCCTGTTCGGACTGGTCTTCGGCGTCATCTGCTGGGCTGTCTTCAGCCTCAGCGGCTGGTGCCGGCGGCTCCGCGCCCACCTTGTCCAGCGTGGTCATGTTCAACTGCACAAAGTGCTTGTCGCCTTCAGGACCGATCGGGTTTAGGTTCTCGGCCTCTCGGATTTCGTTAATCGTCATCCAGCCGTTCTGGAGCGCAGAAACATAAAACGCCGCCCTGCTTGTGTGATCGCCACGCAGCAGCCCGTTGACGTTGTGCTCGGCGAAATACTTCTCGTCATCCACGATGAGGTCACGACTGATCGCCGCTTCCCATCGCTTCAGATGCGGCAGCAGGCAGTGCTGGACGAACTCTGTGCCCTGCACCTCAATGTTTGAATACGTCGAGCGTGTCAGGTCTTGGATCATGTGCGGCGGCACACGGAACGCACGGCAAATCTCGATCACCTGATATTGCCGCGTCTCAAGGAACTGGGCAGCCTCGTTGCTGCCGCTGAGCTCGTGGGCCTTCACTCCGTTGGGCAGGACCGCAGTGCGGTGGGCACGATCCGGCCCGCGGTGCATCCGTTCCCACTGCTCGCGTAGCCGCTCGGCAGCCTCAACGGGTATCGGATTGTCACTCTCCAGCACGATGCCAGGACGTGCACCGTTGCCGAAGTACGTGCTGCCGTGAGCCTCTAGAGCCTGAGCCAGCCCGATTGCGTTCTGGAAAATCTTGTACGTGGGGATCGCCTTAATCCCGTCCTCGGTTGTGAACCGCAGGCAGAAAATCTGAGACTGTGAATAGACCGTTTGCCGGCCGCTTGGTTCGCGGTACTTGTAGCGTACAGTGCCGTCTTCCAATCGCTCGGGCTCCATGCGACTGCTGTGCAGCGGCCACAGTTCAGATACGGCACCTCGAGCACCTGGGCGGATCTCGGCATACGACGCACCGTAGTGCAGATACATGCCGGTCATCCAATCCCTAAACTCCTGGGCTGTCTGCCAGGGATTGGGCTGCTGGTGCAGCAATCGGTACACAGGATGCGTTGCCGCTTTGGTTTTGCCGCCGTTGGCCATGCGTTCGTAGACGTGCAGCGGAAGTGCAGAAACGGCATCCGATATGACGCGGATGCAAGCCGTGTAGGCCGAGCATGCCATTGAGTTGTCGGCGTTGACACGGATGCCAGACGGCGTGCGAGACGGCGAAACCTCGGGCCAGTCGATGCCACGCAGGTCGAACATCTTGAAGTCGGCGGCGGCGTTTTCGCTCATATGCTCATGATGTCCCAGTTTGATTGTGGCGTGGATGCCGTTGCGTGCATTCCTGCTGCCATCGTCAGCGCCACGATCCCGTCAATCCGCTCGTGGCTTCTCTGCTTGCTAGGCTTGATGTTTTGCCCGTCTGTCTGAATGGCGACGTTCCCGGCCTGCCACGTCAGCACCTCGTGGCCACCGTGCAGCAAAAAGCCGCCGACGATCCACGCCTCGATCTGGCGGGCAGGCGCTGACATGGAGCCGTATCCTTGTCCAAAACCTACGACTGGCAGGCCATCCTCTTGCAGTAACTGCGTCAGGTGCGTCGAGTTCCAGCGATCTACTGCAATGCTGCGAATCGTGTATTTCTTGGCTATAGACAGGATGTCGTTTCGAACCTGGGAGTAATCAGTGACATTGCCTTGCGTGACGTTCAGCAGCCCCTTTCGCTGCCACACGTCATACGGCACCTTGTCCCGCTTCACCCTTTGCTGCAGGTTCTCCTCGGGCACCCAGAAGTGAGGCTGCACCCAGAATGTGCCATCGTCCAGCGGGAACAGCAGCACGAAGGCCGTGGTGTCGAATGTCGTGGCCAAGTCGAGCCCGGCAAAGCAGACGCGGCCCGTGAGATCCACAGGGCACGGCACACTCCCCTTGGCCCAGTTGTGCATGGCAATCCATCGCGTGTCCTGCTCAGTCCAGCAGTTCAAGTACAGTTGCTTGAAGGTGTTTTCGTATGCGGGCATTTCAATGGCCCGCTGGCACTCGCTCCGCAGGAAATCCAGCTTTACCGAGACTCCGAGGTTAGGATTAGCGGCTGCCCATGTTTTCTCGTCCTGCCAGTCGGCCGCAGGATCGGCACAGTAAATGGCCGGCAAAAAAGTCTCGTCCTTGATCGCTCCAGTGCGGACAGCCTCGGCATATTTCCACACCTCCCAGCAGACCGACTTCTTGTCATGCCCCGCCGTTGTCAGGGCCACCGTGAGCGGGTTGCGTCTGGCCCCTTGGCTCGACAGCATCACTTCCCACATCTCACGGTTGCTTACGTGGAGCTCGTCAAAGATCACAGCGTGGGCTGAAAGCCCGTGCTGAATGCCGGCCTCGGCGGACAACGCCTTGTACGTGGCGTGTGTGGACTCCCGAACGATGGCGTTGCGATAGACCTTGAGGTGCTGCCGCAGCACCGGCGACTGCTCAACGGCGATCCTTGCGGTATCAAAAACGAGTCGTGCCTGGTCGCGTGACGCAGCACACGAATAGACCTCCGCCCCTGGCTCATCCTCGAGCATGCACCTGAGTGCAATGCCAGCCGCCAGCGTGCTCTTCCCATTTTTGCGAGGCAGAGCAAGCAGCGAAGTGCGTACTTTTCGCCGGCCGTTCTCTTCTGCGAACAAGGCCCGCAGGTAATCACGCTGCCACGGCTGCAGCAGAAACGGCTTGCCGCCAAGCTCGCCCTTGGCGTGCGTCAGGTGCTTCTCAAAGAACCGCACCGCTAGGCACGACGAGCACCGATGGCACGGCTTTTCAGCCGAACATGAGGCGGTCTTCGTCGTCGTTGGCCGCTCCTGACTCAACGGCATTCACTCTCGCCAGGGCCGACGCCGTGAGTCCGAACTGCTCCGCGAACCGGAGCATGTGCAGCCGAGCGTCCTTCTTGCGGTACCACGCTGGGTGATTCATCACCCTACCTTTGTCGTCCATAAACGTGGCCCCGTGCTGCTTCAGTTCCGACTCGGCCTTCACCATGTCGGCCAGGGCGTCGCAATAGGCCGCGAGCGTGTGCTGATGCCGCATGCTCATGACTTTTGACGCCTCGAGCATCGGCACGATGCGTTGCCACTCGGCCTGGCCGATTTCGCACAGGTACGAAGGCGGATCTGGAATGCCCGCAGGTGCTTCAATGCCGCTCTTGTGCGGCCCCCTAACTCGAGCGCCTCGGAGCTTAAGGATCGGCTTAGGCGTAGGCTTACGGCCCTTACCCATTACGCCACGCGGTGAAAGGACGGGAACCGTGGCACGCCGGCGTCCGTCAGTTGCTGGTACTTGAACGTGAATACGGTGCCAACCGCTGGCGGATCACGCCGCAGCGCGTCCGTCAGCCCTGACGATACGCGAAACTCCGTGCCGTCTTGCAGTTGTGCAACTAAGGCACCAACGCAGAACGCATTGCGGCCAGTGCCGGATTCATAGCCGACCACCGTGGCCTCGGCGTCGTGGAACGTCTTTACCTTAAGCAGCGTGCCGCTCCGCTTCCGCTCGTAGCGGCTGGCAGGCTGGCGAAGCATGAGCCCTTCGCCGCCGACAGACTCAATGCGGGCGAGCTCCTCGAGCATGTGGGCCTGGCTTTCGCAACGCACCTGCTGCAGCACGAACGCCTGACCGTCGTTGCCAATGGCGTCACGCAGTGCGGCCTGGCGCTCCTCAAATCCGCCACCCGAAAACGGGGCATCAAACGCCGCAAACCTGACGGTTTGCCAATCATCACCGCATCTATGTGACCGCACGACGCCAACCGTCTGCTGGAACATGCCACGCCCAATCCAGAGCTCACCATCCAGCGGCTCACAGGAAGGCAAGCCATCAAGGAACCACTGCGGGGCATGAATCTCTTGGCCAGACCGCGTGGCCAGTGTGCGGCAATCCCACACGGCACGCACGCCGTCGAGCTTTTCAGACATCCACCAGCCGGCCGGATCTGATCCGGCCCACGTCTTTGCCAATAGCACGGCCATCACAGCACCTCAAGGGAAAGATCGGACAGGCAAACGGCAGCTGGGGCACAGTCCTGCGGCGAGATTGTCCAGCGGTAGAAGCCGCCATCTGGATGACGCGACGGTGGCAGCACGGATTGGGCCGGCTTTCCGCCATACCGAATTTCAATGCCGCCACGTTTCCGCCAACCGCAGTCTGGCAAGTCGTCAACCAGGCGGAAGATGCGATGTTCCCCGCGTCCGCTGGCATAGGTAGGCGTTGCGGCATCAGCAAGTCCAAGCCGCTCAAGCATCGCGTGGCCATTGGCATCGTCAAACTCGACATCGACGAGCCCGCCATGGCCGAGCAACAGGCCGACGTTGTAGCCACCGGCAAGCCACTGAGCGACCACGTCGGCAACGGTTGTGGCCATCGTGTGCCACGCCTGGCCAATCGGAATCTTGCCGCGCTTTGACACGCGAACGCACGCCGCTCCGTGACCAAGCAGGGCGAGCAAATCAGCATCAACACAACCGCACGCAGTCGCCATCACGCACCTCCATTGAGTGACAAACATACGCCGATCATCGACCGTTTTTCAATGGGTTGAGAAGTCGATTTGGTGCCTAAAAAACAGGCGCAAAACGCACGCAAAGCAAACAGCCCACGATGCCCGTAAACACGCGCCACGGCCCGCGATTAGGGTGCGAATCAGAAGAGGCTCAGACACCCTTGCGCGAGCGGCGAAGGCGGCATGCGGAACGCCAGCCGCTAGGGGGCACCAATTTCGGCCACGCGTGCGTGCGGCACGTCACGGTTTCGCTCAACGCAAGCTGCCATGATTGCAGGCACCCTCCCTGGGGTCGCCAGTTCGCTCAGGAAGCATCGCGCGCCGTCTTGCGTGTGTGGCACGCAGCGCAAAGACATTGGCCCCCACGAACGTCGTAGCGGCTCCTGCCGTCCATGCACCGATCAGTTCCAGCCATCACTGGCACAATGTGATCTGCATGGTTTTTGGGCGACACCATCCCGCATTGCTTGCATGCCCATGCGTCACGCAAGAGGACGGCCTGCCGCCACTTCCTGTGAGCGATTGAGCAATACCCACGCTCGTTAGCGTTTGGCCTAGCCTCACCGATGACCGTGCCATGCAGACGCAGTGGCCTGTGCGTTGGTATCCGCTCGGGCATGGCCCTAGCTCTTGAGCCCAACGACGCCAACGACACCGCTGCTTGCCGTGGTGCCTGACACCAATTTGAGGTGCGACACCGCAAACACTTCATCAGGCAGGGCGTACGTGCGTCCGTCCGCAGTGGATGGTGCAAGCGTCAGGTCTGCAGCACTGCCGTCCGTCTTGTACAGCCGACTAAACGTGCCTGCACTCGAGGTGGCTCCCCACATCTGGAGCGTTGCAGCGTTGGTGCTCATGGTGCCAAACGACACAACAGCGCCGGCCACATCACGCATGTCTACCGTGGTTGCAGACGAGGTTGCGGTGCTAAGCGTGATGTCAAAGTTTCTATAGAGTCGGCTGAGCTTGGCTTCTGCCATTTCGGTTCTCCTGTGCTGTGATCGTAGGAATACTGCAGAGTCTCTTGCAGTTAACGCCTGGGTCGTATGGGCCTTCCGAGGTCTGGTGCCATTTCCAGTCTCTGACCGACACCAAGTCCCGGTAGGCATGGAACAGCCCCTGGCGCAGAACGCGATGCTCCCGGTCCTGGGCGCCGCCTCCGGTGCTGGACATGAGGTACTCGATGGCGTCGTATGCTGTGTACATCGGCCGTCCCTGATCGCTATTGCAGGATTGCCAAAGAAATTACATCTATGCGCCCAATGGCATCGGCCGTCAGGGCCGAAAACACAGCGAAGTACGTTGCGCCATTGGTCACGCAATCGGGCAGAATCTCCGCAGAACACAGCCACCGACCGTCCGCAGTTGCGGCGGGCACCAGCCGACACCTCGGATCTCCATTCGCCGCATCGGCGGCACGGATGGATTGTGCGACTTCGCCATCAAATACCAGCGCGAGCGACCGCAGTGTTTCCGTGTCAGGCATTTCTCCTGCGAGGAATTGTGTCAGCGTCATCACACACTCCTCCCGAGGGACGCCTGGAATGCCTGCATGATGTTGTAGTAGGCAAGCGACTGTGACGCACTCAACGCATATCCAAGCGAATATCCGTTCAGCCGGCCGCCGTGGTAGTAGTCCGTATTCACCCCGTCGCGCCGCAACGAAAATACGTTCCAGTTGTTGTCGGTGTCCGTTCCGACTCCTGTTTGAGCGCTCGCAACCGCCGCCACGGAAGACCCGTTGCGAAATAAGTCGCGCCGTGCGGACTGATTGCTGGCGCACCAAAACCCTGCAACTCTGGTGGCGTTGTAAGCCAATGACGTTGTTGTGCCGACGTAGGCGTCGGTGCGCGTAGTGCTGGTTTGTTGGAGCCACCACGCGGAGCGTGTGCCGGCAGACACGTTATCATCCACGCCGATCAGCGTTTTGAAAGAGCCGGTCGGCACTAATGATTCGTATACTGCAAAATGCGTGTTGGTGGCGGTCGAGAAATTGACGGTGATGCCGGTGTCAAAATAGATGGCCCCAGAGGATGGGGCCGTGACACCCTGAGACTCTGAGTAGTTCGACGTAGCGAACCCGCTGGCCGAATCGACGGTGTTGCCATATTGCGTTCCAGCGGAACTCGGCCCACGGTACAGCGGGACAAGAAGTCCGCAATTAGCGAAACTTCCCATTTTGTCTCCGCAGAACAGGTTTAACCGTATGAAACGGTCCCGCAGGCCGCCGGCGGCGATGGATTTGCAGAACGTGGACACGGCCGCCAGCGTTGAAGTGCTGACCGTTCCACCATTCGCCACCACGGCGCTTTGCCACGCCAACGCCTCTGGGTGGTAAACCACCGACCGCTTTGGCCGCAGTAGCTTTGGGTTCATCGCCATGCGTCAGTTCCTCTGCGAAATGGCCGTTTTGATTTCGTGCTGACCTTGTGCCAACTCTTGCAGCGTCTTCGCCTGTTGTGTCTGCACGGCACCAATCTCGTGCAGCGTTTCGCTCGTGGCCTCTAAGAACTCGATGTGCGACTTGACCACGGGCTCAACGGCCCCACTGTAGAGCACCTGGCAAGCCTCGCGGCCGAAGTACAGCACGACGGCCAGGATGACGCACGGCACGCCAAACCGGTCGGCAATCCGTATGAATGTGTCGAGCACGCCCTGCTTCAGTTCCTCAGCTGTCATGGCTGCACCTGCTCACAATGGCAATCATTTCGCTGCGGTGGTCGATCCACCACGCCACCAGCAACTTGATAATTTCCTGCACCAAAGCGCCGAGGATCAGCGTCAGAATGATGCCCATGCCGAATTCCTGGCGTGACTGCCTAGTGATCGTGCGTGTGTAGTAGGTTCCCACCACGTTGGCCTGGGCGGGGTCACACTGCAGCAGCACAGGCACGGGCCACTGACGCACGGCACGTCTTGTGATCCGGTCCACAATGCGTCTACCGGCTACGTGCTTCTGCAGGCTAAGCCGCTGCCAGACGTGTGCCTGCAACTGCTCGAGCGTGGCCGATGGCTCTGCTGTGGCGTTCATTTCTTGCCAGTGCCTTTGCAAACAGGGCAGGTCAGCACAATGCGGCCATCGCCAATCTTGCCTGTGCCATCGCAGTTGTCGCACTCGTCGCTTGCCGGGCTGGGGGCGATCTCGTTACGCAACTGCACGACCAAGCGGGCCGTTTCGCACGCGAGGTCTGCGGTGACCGTGTGATCGTCTGGCAATGTCGCAACGCAGCCGGCCACGATCGCCAGCGGAAGCAGCATGTATCTCACAGAATCCCCTCCAGCCAGTTGGCGGGCAGCGTCCGTGGTGCAAAGCCGCTGTAGCCAGACAGGGCAAACGAATCCTCACCGGACAGCATCCGGCTGCACGTTTCGGCTCGCACCCAGCCGGCAGACCTCTGAAACTGCACTGGCAACGCCGTGTCAACGTCGCCGCTGTAGCAGTCTCCCCATGAATTGACGCACAACAGGGCCGGATACGGTTTCCATCGAACGCCGGCAAACATCATGCAATGTGCCCACGACCCCATTGGCGACAGGTAGCCGCCGTCGCGGAGCGTCATGGAAAAGCCCTGCATGGAGCACACGGCCACTGGATAGCCGTTCTGGATCGCTCGGGCAGCGTCTTCAAACGTCCTGACCAATGCCACGCTGCTGACGGTGTGCTCGGCTGCGTACTTTTCCAATGCGTCGGGAACGCCGTCCCGGCCCCATTCCTTCTCTCGCGTGCCGCTGTTGTCGGTGAATGTCTGGCCGCCGTAGTCCTGTCCGTAGTGCAGCGTGCCGTACTTGGTGACCGCCTTGGCGGCAGCGCCACCGTAAGACCCATCGCTACCTAGATTTCGCTGGCCTCTCACCTCCACCCGGCTGAACCCGTACACGCTGGCCTCGAGCACGCGACCGCCGTACGTTTCTGGCTCATTCCGCAGCAAGATGTCACAGGCCGCGAGAATGTCGCACGACAGGCTCCAGCCCCATCCGACACAACTGCCGATCTTTTGGGAACCACGCTTCCACGACGGGTCGCACTTCAGCAGTGCCGACCCAAGGAACACATCGCGGCTTTCATCCAGCGCGAGATCCGGGCCGGCTTGCGCCAGCGTTGGCCTAGGCAACGACGCCAGAAACGCGTCAGTGCCTTCACGGTTGGGCGAGTAGCCCATCAATGGCAGGAAGTCGGCCATGCGTCAGCCTCCGTTGACGCCGGCCCATGCCACGGCCTTGGAAAACGCTCCGTACCGGGCACGCACGTCCGCGGTGACCGGAACCACGTCAGTGCCTACGGCCTGCCCGTAGGCGGCTTCCACGGCCTTCCGCAGCGGCTCGTTGCCACCTGGCACGTGCTGGCCGATCCGCCGCCACGCAATGTCTAGGGCCAGCGTGGTGAACAGTCGCAGCGACCTGGTGTCCGTGAACACGGCTTCAGTGCTGACGGCATCGCCGGCTACAACTACGGCTGCCTTGCTCCAAGTGGCAGCCCACAGCATCCGGTCACCGTACGGCATTTCCCGCATGGCCTCGGCCACCGGCCGCACTAACTGCTGCATCTCCACGGCGGGAGTCTCCACATTGACGCCAGCGGCAGGCA